CCCCGCCAGCCTCGGCATGAACCCGGACACCGTCGCGCACCTGTGGCCCAGTGAGGGCCCCGTCCCCCCGGAGATCGAGACACCATGAGCTGCACCGCAACCCCGGGCCTGCACAACGACGGCTGCGACTGCCCCCCGGAAGGCGTGTCCCTTCACATCACCATCGAAGCGATGGGCCAGCACGCGCCCGTCTACGACCGGCTGTGGGCTATCGCCACGCTCACCCCCGCCACCCCCACGGAGGTACAGCACGCGCTCGGCAAGCTGCGCACCACCGTCCCCGGCATCGACGTGATCGGCGTCGGCCAGTACGGCACACAGTCCCCGAGGCTCACCGTCGCACTGCAGTGGGGCGCCCGCCGGCACAGTGACTTCCAGCGCGGCATCGGACGGGTCTCCGCACGCGAGCTGGAGACAGCCGCCCGACAACTGATCCGCGAGCTCACCGACACCGCCGAGCAGGAAGTCAACGGGGCGTGACAGAAGTCGTGATCGAGGTGCGCGGCGCAGTGAAGGAACTGTTCCGCGCCCGGGACAAGGCCGTCCTCCTGTCGGGCGCAGCAGGCACGGGCAAGTCCCACGGGGCGCTGATGCTCACGCACCTCGACGCGCTTCGCTACCCCGGCTCACGGCACCTCCTCCTCCGCAAGACACTGTCGTCCCTCACCGCGTCCACGCTGGTGACGTGGCGGCGCGGCATCATCCCCGACGCGACGGCCGCCGGCATCGTCCGCTTCTACGGCGGTAGCAGCCAGGAGCCGGCGGCGTTCCGCTACCGCAACGGGTCAACGGTTGTTGTCGGTGGCCTCGACCGGGCGACCCGCCTCCTCTCCACCGAGTACGACACCATCCTGTGCGACGAGGCGACGGAGACCACCGCCGAAGACCTCGACATGGCAGAGACCCGCCTCCGTAACGGCGTCATGCCGTACCAGCAGCTGCGTCTCCTCACGAACCCTGGCAGCCCGCACCACCACCTGAAGCAACGGTGCGACACCGGGCGTTGCCGCATGATCTACAGCCGGCACGAAGACAACCCGCGCATGTGGCGCGACGGCCAGTGGACGGAGTACGGGCGGACGTACCTCGAACGCCTCGACACCCTCACCGGCGTGCGGTACCAGCGCATGCGGCACGGACTGTGGGTCGCCGCCGACGGACTCGTCTACGACGAGTGGAACGAAGCCGTCCACCTCATCGACGCGTTCGACGTCCCGCCGTCATGGCAGCGCGTGTGGACGATCGACTTCGGCTTCTCCAACCCCACCGTCGTGCAGTGGTGGGCGATCGACCCGGATGGCCGCGCCTACCTGTACCGCGAGCTGTACCTGTCACGGAAGACCGTCGACCAGATCGCGGCGAAGGTACTCAAGCAAGTCACCGACACCGGGACGAAAGACGGCCGGTGGAAGGAGCCGAAGCCACGTGCGATCGTCTGCGACCACGACGCCGAAGGCCGTGCCGTCTTCCAGCGCGAGACCGGGCTGCAGACACGCGCAGCAGACAAGCGCGTCAAAGCCGGCATCGACGCCGTGAAGACACGCATGCGCGACGCAGGCGACGGCAAGCCACGCCTGTTCATCATGCGCGGCGCGCTGTGCCACCGCCCCGACCCGTTCATGGCCGAAGGCAAGAAGCCGACGTGCACCGCCGAGGAGCTCCTGTCGTACGCGTGGGACAACAAACAAGGCGAGCAGCAGGAAACCCCGCACAAAGCCGACGACCACGGCTGCGATGCGATGCGGTATGGCGTCATGTACCTCGACCCTCCGACCCGCGGACGGTCTCGGCTCCATCTCCCCGGAGACCTGGGGCACCTTCGCTAGGATGACGATCACGCCGGCCCCCGTGTGGTAGGACACGCGGGGGTCGACGCATGCACGGAGAGTTGTGCCACGATATCGGCATGATCTCGCCATGGCTGTTCGTCGTCGCCGCACTGGCCGCGGCACGGATCACCCGACTCGTAACCCGTGACACGATCACGCAGCCGCTGCGCCTGTGGCTGATCAACCGGTCCGGCGTCGACTCGCGTCTCGCTGAGCTCCTGTCGTGTGACTGGTGTTCCGGCGTGTGGGTATCGTCCGCTGTGGTCGGCACGGCATGGGCGTGGGGAGACCATAGGTGGATGCAGGTCTGCCTGACGATCCTGGCCGCAGCTCACGTCGTGGGCTACCTCGCCACGTGGGAGCGTGACTGATGGCACCGTTCCGTAAGGCCCCGGTGGTGGTGCAGGAGCAGCCGCGCCGGGCGATCGTGGCGTCAGCCGCCCGGTACACGTTCGGCGGCGCGCAGGCGTGGAAGGGAACCCTTCCGGCTGGTGACCGGCGCTGGCAGGTCGAGGCGTGGCGGCACTACGACATGTGCGGGGAGCTGCGGTACGCGACCGGGTGGAAGGGCAACGCGTGCGCGCAGGCGATCATGTACGCGGCGGACATCGACCCGGACACGGGCCGGCCGACCGGGCCGTCATCGAACGCGACGATCATCGACATTGCGGGGAAGGTCCTCGGCGGCCCCGTCAAGCGTCCGCAGCACATCCGCACCATGGTCCTGAACCTGGAAATGACGGGCGAGGTGTACGTCGTCGTCGTCGCCCGGAAGGGCCGCGAGACGGATGACACATGGCTCGTCGTGTCGGGTACCGAGCTGAATCAGTCCGGCGGCGCCGTCGAGTTCACCCACCCGGACACGGGCCTGCCAACGAAGGTCGGCCCGAAAGACACCCTGATCCGGATTTGGAATCCGCACCCGCGGCTGCAGCTCGCGGCGGATTCTGCGGTGCGTGCGCTGCTCCCGACGCTGCGTGAGATCGAGAAGTCGAGTCAGAACATCGCTGCGCGGCTTGACTCGCGGCTGGCGTCCGCGGGCGCGTTCATCGTCCCGTCGGAGGCGGACTTCCCGGTCACGGATGACAGTGAGCCGGAGGAGACTGCGTCCCTCACGGACATGATCTTCCAGTCGATGCGGAAGGCGCTGTCCGACCCTGGGTCCGCTGCGGCGCAGGTCCCGATCATCTTCGAGGTCCCGGCGGAGTTCGCCGACGCTTTCAAGCTGATCAACTTCGAGTCGCCGCTGTCGAAGGAGATTATCGAACTTCGGTCCGAAGCGATCGCCCGCCTCGCTGCCGGACTCGACCTTCCCCGCGAAGTCGTCGAAGGAATGGGCACGTCAAACCACTGGTCGGCGTGGCAAGTCGCAGAAGAGACCTACCGAACCCACCTCATCCCCGTACTCGACGTCATCTCCGACGCACTCACCGCCGCCTACCTACAGCCCGTAGCAGCCGCCGCCGGCGTCACCAACACCGAGCAGTACATGCTCGCGTTCGACGGGTCCGCACTCATCGGCGAACCCGACCCGCTGCAGCAGGTACTGGAGCTCCTCGACCGCGGCCTCATCACCCCCGAGGCCGCGCTCACCATGCTCCACATCCCGGAGGACTACGCGCCGACCGGGCAGGACAAGCTGGTCGCGCTCGCCACGCAGCTGGTGTCCCGCGCCCCGACGCTGTTCGACAATCCCGTCCTGCAGCGGATCCTCGGCTTCGGCCAGGCACCCGCCACCCCCGCGGTCGAGGCACCCCCCGCAGAGCCTGCCGTGACCGCGTCAGCCGCCCCCGCACGGCCCGTCGACATCGCGTCCCTCGCAGTCGTGTACGCACTGGAGCGGGCCGGGAACCGGCTCCTGAACACGCAGCGACTCAAAGCCGAGTACGCGGACGTCCCCCGCCACGAACTCCACGTCAAGCTGCGCCCCGACGACCGGCACGGAGACCTGCTACAGGACGCGTGGCGGCACGCCCCCGAACTCGCCGAACGGTGGGACCTCGACGGGTACTGCCGGCGCCTGATCGCCGTCGGCCTGCCGCACGACACGCAGGCACTCGCCCAGTGGATGGCATCCCGTGGCCAGTGACGAAGAGAACATCCGCCGCGGCTGGCTGGCTGCGGCCCGACAGTGGACGGCGGACACCGCCGGGCGGGTCATGGAACCGTGGCGCAGTGCCCGCATGACACCGAACGGCGTGTGGGTGCTGTCCGCTCAGGGCCAGTGGGTGGAGCAACTGCAGACGAACGTGCGGCCGCCGATCCTCGGGGCGCTGCGCCGCGCCGTGCAGACGGTCACCGGGTCCGCTCCGCCTGCCGGCTTCGACCAGTCACAGTACGTGTCGGACTACCTTGCGCAGTCGATCAACCGGATGTCGAACACCCCGGATCAGGTGTACCGGGAGATCACCCGCACCCTCGACGACGGCATCGCCGCGGGCGAGTCGACACCCGAACTCGCTGCCCGCGTGCAGGCCGTGTTCGATGTGACGGGCAACCCGTTCTGGGAGAACCGGGCGACGGTCGTCGGCCGCACCGAAGCGCACGCCGCCGTACAGGCTGGCACTCTCGCGGGCGCCGCGCAGCAGCAGATCGAGACCAGACGGCCCCTAATGAAGGTGTGGCACGCCACCCTGGGGCAGCCCGAACGGACGCGCCCCGCACACCTCGCAGCGCACGGGCAGGCGCAGCCGTTGACGTCCCCGTTCATCGTCGACGGGGAAAAGCTGCAGTACCCCGGCGACCCGACCGGATCCGCAGGCAACGTCATCCAATGCCGCTGCACGATGACGTTCCGTGAGGCATGACAGTGGACCGTGCCACCGTAGACGCAGCCACACCACAAGGGAGAGACCATGGCTGACACATGGACGGCCGTACTCGGTCGTCTCGGCGTTCCCACCAGCGACGGCCGGGTGATCATGCCCGCGGGGTTCACGAACCGCGAGCTGCCCCTGCCGCTGGCGTTCCAGAAGATGAGTGACTACGGGCACGACAAGTCCGTCGTTGTCGGCCGGATCGACACCCTGTCCGTCGACCAGTCCGGCATGGTCAACGCGACCGGCACGTGGCTCGACGCCGAGAAGATCCCCGAAGTCGCCGAAGCCATGGAACTCGTCGCGAACGGCGTCGTGGGGCCGTCCATGGACGCGGGCGGCTGCGAGGTCGAGTACGTCGAGACCGGCGGCGGGTACGGCATGTTCGACGACGACGGATACCAGGAGCCGAAGCCGTACGGGGAAGTGTGCGTCTTCACCGCGTACGAGATGGCCGGCGCGACCCTCGTGTCGATCCCCGCGTTCACCGGCGTGTGGCTGCGCACCGACGGAGTCACCGTCCCGTCGCTCACCGCCGCCGGGGTGCGCACCTCCGGATGGGACAGTATGCCCGTCGCCGACAACGACCCGGCGTGGGACGGGCAGGCCGCCGCGGACCGCGTCGCCACGTGGGCCGGAGTCGACGCCGCGGACGCCGGAGACGCGGAGTGGGAGAAGTACGCGCGCGCGTTCCTGTGGCAGGACCCGGAGGCGGACCCGCACACGAAGGGTGCGTACGGCCTGGGCGTAGCGGACGTCATCGACGGTGAGCTGCGGATCGTCCCGAAGGCGGTGTACGCGGTCGCCGGGGTCCTGAACGGGGCGCGGGGCGGCACGGACATCCCGGAGGCGGACCAGACCCGCCTGAAGGGTGTCGTGTCGGACCTGTACGACAAGATCGCGAAGGCGCTCGACGACGACACGATCACCGCGCCGTTCTCCCTGGTGGCGTCCGCCGCGCCCGCGCTTCCGCCGCTCGGATGGTTCTCCGACCCGCAGCTGACCGGCCCGACGCCGCTTACCGTCACCGACGACGGACGCGTGTTCGGTCACGTCGCCGTGTGGGGTGTCTGCCACATCGGCCTGCCCGGGTGCGTCACCCCGCCGCAGTCCGCCGCCGAGTACGCGTACTTCCGGACCGGCGCGACGATGACCGACGCGGGTGAGGTCCCGACGGGGAAGCTGACCGTCGGTGGCGGTCATGCTGACGGGCAGCTCGGCTATGCCGCGACGGCCGACCACTATGACAACGTGTGCACGTCAGTCGCTTCGGTTGCTGCCGGAGAGGACGAGTACGGCATTTGGGTCGCCGGGGCTGTCCTGGCTGCGGCGACACCTGAGCAGGTCGAGGCGCTCCGCCAGTCCCCCCTGTCGGGTGACTGGCGGGACATCGGCGGGAACCTGGAGCTGGTCGCCGCGCACGCCGTGAACGTTCCCGGTTTCCCCGTGCCGCGGCCGCGTGCCGTGGTGGCGTCGTCGGGCCGGCAGCTGTCTCTCGTCGCCGCCGGCGTTCCCCGCCCGGTCGAGGACCCGAAGGTGGCGCAGCGTCGCGAGTACGTGCGGGACCTCGCAGCGGAGCTGACCGCCGCACTCGGCTTGAAGGCGGGCACGCCGGCCCCGGGGTCGATGGCGCTGACGATCCCGGACGGCTTCGACGTCGACGCCGCGGATCTGCGGCAGGCGTTCGCCGACGCTGGCATCGCGTGGCCGACGATCTCCGGGA